TAACATATCTATTAAGAAATCCCTCTGCACTCGGTAGGGTAGGGGAGTACAGCAATTTTTACAATGTAAATAGCAACATATACAATTTAGTGTATGGTATAATATAGACAATGAAAGAAACAAGAAAGGGGTTTCCAATGAAAAAAGAAGTCATGATTAAAATCACTTTTACCGATGGTGACATTACTCTTGATGGTGAGAACCTGCAAAAACTGGCCGAGGATGACATCATAGACAGTATTAAGGTGCTTGTCAGTCTTGCAATGATTATGTTTGGACGGGAGAAGGGAGATTCTACAAATGGAAATGCGTAAATTCATCATCGAGATTCACCCGGACGGCAAATTGACGTGGTGCGAGTATGAGGACCCCAAGGAGGCCACCAGAGCCGCAGAAGATCGGGCATGGTTGGCCGGTTATAAGCAAGCTCTCATCCATTGCAACGAGCAAGTACACACCCTTGAGGGTTTTAAAGGGACTTGCTTGTCAGCCGATCTTATGTATCAGGGTGCGGCCCATGTGCGTGACGGGGTGCAGGCTATGTACTCCTTATATAACAAAAACTAGTCGAAACGGCCCTCCGGGTCGTCTATCGGGACCGCCCGCCCGGTATTGATAATGACAGGGCAGAAAGGACAAATATTATGAATTTCCGTAACAGCAAGAGCACCAGCAAGAGCACCAGCAAGCGCACCAGCAAAACAAATAAGACCTTTGTTAAGTTGTCCGAAGTTGAGGGGGCTTTGCAGATTGAAGATGGTGAAATGTGGATGAAATCTTCCAAGGATGAGGCTTGGGCACCGGGGGTAACTATCAACATCGACGAAAACAACGTTATTTCCGACTGGGTGAGAAAAATTACCTTGCGCAATGTTGAGCTGACTGTTGAGGAGAACGAGCGGGGCTACCCTGAGCTTGTCATCTCCGGCCAGAGCAACACCGACGATTCGGGTGAACTATCGTTCTAACCGGTAGGGCGGCCATAGGCCGCCCTTATTTATTATAGGAGGCCCCATGAAAAGTAAAGATAATAGAGTGTCCTTGCTTAACTGCGACGATTCTTTGATCTACCTCGCAACGGCCATTGTATATAGTGGAGTCGCATCCAAAGATGTTAAGTTTTTCCGCTCTGAATGGGCCGAAATTATTTTCAACGGATTGGGCATTGAAGCGGACCCTCTGGACTGGTATTATATGATTTTAGATAGAAAGGAGCGCGAAAAGCATGGCAGTGGGCGCAGCTAAAGCAAGTGCGGCCCTTAAATACAGTTCCGAGCTGTACACCCCCTATGCCTTGGAGTCTTGGCCAGATAATCAGATGCGCAAAGAATATTCCCGACTGCGTGATATTGCGCAGAAGCGTATCAAGCGCCTATCCGTGGACCCCATTAGCGGCACAAGCGACGTTTATAAAGAATTTGCCGGAGGTTTCCCCACCCTGAAGGCAATGCAAGGAGACCGTAAAGCATTGGAACAGGCGCTCGCAGATGTAGCGCGGTTTGTTCGTTCCAAGGGTTCCACCGTTGGCGGTGCACGTGAAGAGTTCAAGCAAAAAATGAAAGTTGGCGGTATTGATATTGCCGACGTGCCCGAGGATCAGTACACGGCTCTGTCGGAATGGTGGGAGATCGTGAAAGCATCGGGCGTATATTACTACCCGTCTGATCAGCCGGTTATGTACTGGCGCGAGAAAGGCGGCTACAATGTCAGTATCGACGATTTTGTAAAGTGGCAGCAAGGCGAGGTCAACTATGGCAAAGAATGGGACTATAGCGACGGCAGCAGTTCCGCCGACCTGCGCGGAGGTTTTGGCGGAGGCTTGTAATTATAACCCTGTCCCGTGGCTTATGGAACATTTAGACCGCAAACACACAAAAGGCAAGAAACGCAAAACGAACAAGAAGCGCTTGTATGTGAATATGCCGTGTGCGTTTGATATTGAGACTAGCCGAGTATGTGTTGATGCAAACGACAATCCCCACACCATAATGTACATTTGGCAGTGTCAACTCGGTCTGGATATTACTATTATTGGTAGGACGTGGGACGAATGGTTGAACTTTACGGGAGCAATCAGCGACTATTTGCAAGAAAACAGCGGCCCGCAAGGTGATTGGTATTTGTGTATGTACGTTCACAATCTTGCACATGAATTTCAATATTTGTCGGGTGTTCTGGATTTTGGCCCGGGTGATGTGTTCGCCAGCAAACCCCGTAGGGTCTTAAAATGCGACAATCGCGCTATTGAGTACCGATGCAGTATGCGACACAGCAATTTGTCCCTTGATGCCTGGGGCAAACAGCTTGGCGCCCCTCATGCCAAATTGACGGGGGCACTTGATTATTCAAAGGTTCGCTATCCATGGACGCCTTTAACGTCTACAGAATTGGCGTATTGTATTAACGATGTTCGGTGTATAGTGGAGTGCCTGTTAATCGAGATGAACCGAGACGGGGACGACCTCTATACTTTGCCGTTGACGCGTACCGGTTATGTCAGACGAATGGCCCGAGAAGCAATGTATAAATGGGGCATTAAACGGGTCAAGCGCCTTTTGCCGTCATGGGACCTTTACCAGATGTTGCGGGAGGCGTTCCGAGGTGGTGACACGCACGCCAACCGCTATTATGTGGGGTTACATTTGGAAAATGTCGGTTCCGTGGATATGTCGAGTGCGTACCCTGCCGTACAATGTGAATGTTATTTTCCTATGACTCCGTTTAGGCAGGAACCGGCCACCGTAGAGCGGTTAATGCAATGTATGAGGCACGGTAAGGCGTGCTTGATGCGCTTGCAAGTAAAAGGGTTACGCCAACGTTTTAAATGGTGGGGGTTTCCATATATCCCACTTGCGAAGGTCCGGCATTGTGAAGGATACATTAACGACAATGGACGTCTGCTGTCTGCTGACCATTTAGAGATCACCATTACCGATATAGATTTTAGAATCATTGCCAAAGAATATGACTGGGACGCCCTTAACGTTCTGAACCTGTACACGTCCGATTACGGCAAACTGCCAAAGCCCTTGACGGATTGTGTAAAAGAGAGCTATACCGGCAAGACATCTCTTAAAGGTGTGGCCGGACAAGATTTGTATTATGTCAAGGCCAAGGGCGATCTCAATAGCTACTACGGCATGACCGCACAAGACCCCTTGCAGCTGGATACACTTTTTGACGAGGACGACCCCGACAATCTTTGGAGCGAGTGCACCGACGACCCAGAGGGCAGTTATAACGACCACCGCCCCCACTTGTTTCTACCATACCAATGGGGCGTATGGACAACGGCCCACACTCGCAAGCGCCTAAAAATAGCGCAATGGGCCGCAGGCAAGAATGGTGTGTACTGCGACACGGACAGCGTCAAATACATGGGCAATATTGATTTAGTGGAGTTTAACAAATCTGTGAAGCAGCTGGCGAAAGATAATGGCGCGTGTGCTACGGACCCAAAAGGCAATACTCACTACATGGGCGTGTATGAGCAAGAGCGCAGCTACGTGGAGTTTATGACGTGGGGCGCTAAGAAATACGCGACTACCTATAAAAAAGGCGGGCCGATCACTACTACCATAGCAGGAGTTAGCAAACGGAAGGGTGGTTTGGAGCTGGCCCTTTGGGGTGGTTTTGAGGTGTTCAAGCCCGGCTTTACGTTCTGTCTTGCCGCCGGAAATCAGGTTATTTATAATGACCGGCCCAATGTGCCCGATTTTGTGGTTGACGGGCATACGGTACATATAACAAGAAACCTGTGTATTTGTGATAATACCTACACGTTGGGTATTACCGACGAATACGCAAAGATATTAGGGTACAAGATTATGGAGGTTGTCTGATGATTAAACTGTACACCGATGAAGGGTGGCCTAATTTTTCCGAAAAGGATGGCATTTTGTCAACGGGGGCATCTATTATTTTTATTTGGGGCGGACGTGGTACCGGCAAGACCTACGGAGCGTTAAAGCACGTGCATCAGACCGAGGAAGAATTTCTATATCTGCGCCGCACGCCGCAGCAGGCGGAACTTATTTGCGCTTCACCCAGTATGTGGCCGTGGTCTCCGTTGAACGATGATTTGCAAACACATTACGCCCCGTTCAAATTGCCCAAAATAGCGGGACTGTATGAAGTGGGCAACGCGGGAGCCTACACGGATACAGGGGCGCCCATAAAACCGGCCAAGATGTCGGGCGTCGTGGGAAGTGTCGTCACCTTGGCCCGAACCCGTGGTTTTTCAAGTCCTCACACCAATATAATTATTTTAGATGAATACCAGAAAGAAGAATCCGACTACTACCGGCGCGGCGAGGGCGTGGGCCTTGCTAACATTTATGAGACGGTCAACCGTAACCGCGAATTGCAAGGGCAAAAGCCCCTGACGCTGTTGTGTATGTCAAACGCTGTTGGCATGGCTAACCCCTATTATATGCAGTGGGAAATTACAGATACGGTTGAAAAGATGATCGGTAAGAAAGAGCGCGTCAAGCTATTAGCCGATAAAGGCATTCTTTTGATTGATCTTGTGGACAGCCCTATTGCCAAAGAGAAAGCCAATACGGCCCTCTATAGGTCCATGACCGGAACGGACTTTTATAGGTCCGCTATTGAAAACCAGTACAGCGCCGAGGAGAAAAGTCTTGTTGTATCCCGGCCCCTCCGGGAATACTACCCACTTGTTCAAATTGGGCGGTGCTGCATCTATGAGCATAAGAGCAAACCCCTCTACTATGTGTGCAGGCATCGGTCTGGCGAGATGCCCACATATGGCACCGGCGATTATGAGCGGAAACGATTTAGGGCCGCATATGGGTATATCTGGCCCGCGTACTTGCAGCGTCAGATTGAATTTGAGCGTTACTCGGACGAAATTTTCTTTCGCGAGTATTGCGGCTCTTGACTTTTTTAGGCGGTTGGTATATATTAAAGTTAATCCCAGGTGCCCACAGGCAGCCCCCAGAAGGGGCGGGCATGCGTCAGCCAGCGCAAGAACCTGGGATTTACTTGTATCTGTATGGGAGGTGATGTTATATGAACGTTTATGCAGTTCTGGCCGTTCTGGTGTTTATTGGTATGGATGTTGTCAGTGGTATGGTGAAAGCCTTTTCTACCACGGGTTTCGATTCCAGCGTGATGCGTCAGGGTTTTTATCACAAACTCGGGGAAGTTCTGGCCGTGGGGTTGCTTGTTGCCGCTGATTTTTACTTGCCCATTGTGGGCGTCAACGTCGATGTGTCTTTCTCGGCCATCGGTTGCGCCTATTTTGTCTTGATGGAAATTGGCAGCATTATCGAGAATATCGGAACGATCAACCCTGTATTGGTGGGGCCTCTTACTAAAATTTTTGCAAAACTCAAGGGGGATTAACCATGGGTTGTTATATCATTTTCGCCCAGTCGATCACAAACGAGCGCGCGTTTCTGCTGGCTGACCTGTGCACTCGTTTGAAAATCGGCTACTATAGCGACTGGGCAGACGTCGCCCACACGCGGCAGTGTTGCGCGGTGGGCCCTCTGTCCAAAGGAGACAAAGACCAGGTCGTTAAATGCCTGGCACATGACACATACGTTGTAATGGAGGCGACCAAAGTTGAAAATCAGTGAAAAAACGGCCCTCGCTATGGCCGGATACACCAAAGCAGAGATCGAAGCTATGGAGCAGCCCGCACCGCAGCCCGCACCGCAGCCCGCACCGCAGCCCGTGCCGCAGCCCGTGCCGCAGCCCGCACCGCAGCCCGTGCCGCAGTATGACGGCCTTGAGACCCTGCTACAGCAGATTTTGCAGGGCCAGCAGACCAGCGCACAGGCAATGCAGACTATGACGCAGACGCTACAGGCAAACGCGCTGGGCCTTGGCATCCAGCAGCAGCCGGCGGCGGATGCCGCTACGGTGACGGCCCGAATCATCGACCCGACTTATGGAAAGGAAGTGAAGTAATATGCCAACCGGTATGGATTTTGCGGACATTGCCGCAATTCTGACAGATATCAACAAACTGGCCACCGGGCAGACGCCGACGTCGCCCATCGTGAACACATACGATTTCGTTTCTGTTGCGCAGGCCACGTTGCAGACCGGTACCGACAATTACACCAAAGCGATCAGTCAGGTGCTGGGCCGTACCATTTTCGCCGTTCGCCCCTACGATGCGCCCTTGAAGCGCTTGCAGGTCACGGGTGATGACTGGTCGAACCATGTTCGGAAGATCAATTTCTGCGACACTGACCCCGTCACCGATAAGGCATGGGCGCTGGCGGAAGGCCAGAGCGTGGATATGTACGAAGTCCACAAGCCTAAAGTCCTTCAAACTAACTACTATGGCCAGACTAACTATAGCCGGGTGTACACGCAAGCTGATACCCAGATGGAAGCGGCCTTCAAAGGCCCCGAGGAACTGGCGCAGTTCTGGTCCTCGTTCGTGCTGCATCTGTCGAACCAGATCGAGGCAGACCGGCGCAACCTGGCCAACAACCTGATGGCCAATCATCTGACCGGCATGACTTCGACCAGCCCGAAGAGCGTCATTTATCTGCTTGACGAGTACAACGCCCAGCAGGGCACGGACCTGACCGTTCAGGACGTGTATAAGGAAGCGAACTTCCCGGGGTTTGCCAAATATGCCTATGGCCGTATCAACGATATTTCCCGCCTGATGAAGGAACGCACCATCAACTGGCATCAGAACTGGACGATTGGCAGCACGACGTACAACATCATGCGCCACACTCCATATGATCGTCAGCACCTCTATCTGTACAGCGGCACGCAGAGCCAGATCGACGCCCGCGTGATTCCCGAAGTGTTCCATGACAACATGTTGAAATACCGCGATGCCGAACAGGTTACGTTCTGGCAGAACATCGGCGAGCGCGAGACCATTTCTGCCACACCTATCGTGACCAACGCTACCGGGAAAGCCTACAAGCGTGACGCGGTGAAGCTCACCAATGTGTTCGGATGCCTGCTGGACTGGGATGCCATCGGATACACTCCGAAGCTGTCCCGCGTGGTTTCTACGCCCATGAACGCCCGCGGCCTGTATACGAACTTCTGGTATCACTACGGGTGGTCGTGGTACGATGACTTCACCGAGAACGCCGTGCTCTTCCTGATGACCACCAGAGACGTTACCGCGCCGAGCGCTACCCAGGCACAACCCTCCACCCTGAAAACCACCACGCACAAGGACGAGGACCCCTCGAAGTCCTGACCGGCACCGGCGGGCATCTGCCCGCCGGTTATTTTATAGGAGGTGCAAAATGCAAGCTACCTTTTATCAGTTTGCAAAGCGCACAAACAGCACAAAGCGGCCCAGCGGTGGGCAGGAGTTCGGAATTGACCTTAAAGCCCCTTGCAACATCATTGACCCCGAGATCAAGATTGCAACACAAAGCGACCCCACCGGGTACAATTATTGTTACCTTCCCACATTCAGCCGGTATTACTGGGTTAAAAATTGGACGTATGCAGACGGTCTCTGGGCGGCCTCTCTGACTGTTGATACGCTGGCAAGCTACCGCGACCAGATCGGGTCCTCTACCGAGTATGTGGTTAGATCATCGGCAAAGTTTGACCCGAAAATTGCAGATAATTTGTATCCCACCAAAGCAACGATCACCACAAGGACCATTTATACAAATTCAACGCCGTTCACGGATGACCCGGAAAGCAGCAGTCAAGGATTTTTTGTTGTGGCCGTCAATGCCCCTGGGTACGTGTCTTTTGGCGGTGCAATTTATCTTGCAATGAGTGGCACCACGTTTCAAAAGCTTATGGCGGCTCTTTTGCAAAATACTGATTATCTGAATATTAGCGCGGACGAGATCAGCAGCAACTTAACTAAAGCGCTTTTCAATCCTATTCAGTACATTTCTAAAGCATTCTGGATACCTTGCGGCAATACCGCCATCGGTACCCCCATCCATGAAATCCCCGTTGGGTGGTGGAAAATGCAAAATATTGGGAATGCCTACGTTATCCAAAACAACAACGATAAGAACGTTTTTACGTTCAGCATCTCAACCCCCCATCATCCGCAGCACATTACAAGGGGCGTTTATACAGACGGAGCACCCTATTCCGAGTATACGCTGTATTGTCCGCCCTTTGGGGAAATCAAATTAAATGCCAACCTGTTTGTGTTGCAAAGCACGTTGTATTGTAGATTAACTGTTGATTACCGTACCGGCGATGCAATACTGGACTTGTCATTTAATAAAGATTTCAATACAATTTTCTTTTCCACGTCCGGCAACGTCTCGGTACCTGTGCAGCTGGCGCAGATCACAACCAATGTAAATGAATTAGCAAGTTTGGGTGGGCTGATTCAAACCGCGTTGGGTGCTGTTGCAGGCGGTATTGAATCCTTTTTTGGTGGGGGCGATGTTATAAACGGCATTGCATCCGGGGCCCAGCAAATGACCGTTTCGAGTCAATCAAAAGGTGGTGTGGCCAGCGTTGCAAAATATGGCATCACCCCATATTTGACAGGTGCGTTTTATGATCTTGTGGACGACAACAACGAGCACCACGGGCGGCCCCTGTGTCAGAAGGTGCAGCTGTTCAGTATCCCGGGTTTCATAATGGTAGACGACCCAGATATTGCGTTGCCCGCAACAGCCGCTGAGATTGACAGCGTCAAAAGCTATATGAAAAATGGATTCTTCTTAGAGTAGGAGGCGTAAACAATGGCAGTATATAAGCAGTGTATTACTGATGTGTCACCAATCAGAGTTACCGCCGGCTATCCCGCATACTCGGACGGCAGCCCTCACCGGGGCATAGACACGGTTCACGGCAATCATAAAGCCTACGCGCCCGAGGCGGGCGTTGTGGTTGTGGCCCAGCACTGGAACGGCAGCACCTCGGGCGATCAGTCATGGGGCAATATGATTAAGGTGCGGATGGCCGACGGTACAACATGGCGTGCCGCGCATTTTGCCTCGCAAATTTGGAACGTGGGTGACACCATTTCCAAGGGTCAGTTTATCGGCACGCAGGGCAAAACCGGCAACGCAACGGGCATTCACACGCATTGGGAGTACGCCGATGCCGCCGGAAACCTGCGAGACCCATCCACCATTATCAGAATCCCGAATCAGGTCGGCACATGGGAAGTAGAATGGGACTCCGGCGGAGGCCCTGACCCTGGGCCGGGTCCCGGGCCGGGTCCCGGGCCGGGTCCCGGGCCGGGTCCCGGGCCGGGACCGTGGCCCGTCGGCAAGCTGCCGATTTGGTTACTGTTCAAAATGTCTAAAGGAGGTCGTCTGTTATGAGCGCACCCTACAGCTATGAGCAAATCAACGCTCATGTGTCGCCGGTTACTCCCTCCGTGATGCACACCAAAGGCAACAGCTTATCCTATTATTTCCGCAAATATCTGTTCCTTGAAGCTGTGTCTATGGTCCGGTGGACGCTCCCCGACACATGGCCCAGTAACCGCTTGCAATATCTTGTTTTCGGGTCCGGTGGTGTTACGGTGTTCAATACTGACCGCTATGGCCTGGTATATGACCGAATGGGATTGACCGGCATTAACATTTTTTATAATCCCACGCACTCCATCATTGCAAACCCTTTTATCAAAGGGTCCCCCTATTTGCAAATCGGGAAGCAGTGCGAGATCATCAATTTGCAGCCCGATTACCGCGGTATGGTGGATATTGTGGCCTATTATGGGGATATGATGGCCCTTGCGGCCCAGACCATCCAGAGCAATTTAATTAACAGCAGGTTGGCGTATGTGTTTGCCGCTGGTAACAAGGCCGGTGCAGAATCTTTTAAAAAGATGTTCGACCAGATCATGCAGGGCGACCCCGCCGTGTTTGTGGATTCCTCATTGCTCAAAGCGCCTAAAAATGGGGCATCCGGGCAAGCCCCTTGGATGTACTTTGCGACAGACCTTAAAGGGAACTTCATCACCAACGAACTGTTGACAGCCCTTAAAACCATTAAAGCCCTGTTCGATACGGAAGTTGGAATTCCCAACACCAACACCAGCAAGAAAGAGCGGATGCTGACTGACGAAGTCAATTCTAACAACGTTGAGACAGCCGCCAAAGCGTCGCTATGGTTGGACAGCTTGCAGCATGGGTGTGAGCGGGTCCACAAGCTCTTTGGAATTGACAAATCTACTTTATGGGTCGATTGGCGTTTCCGCCCGATACTGGGCGCAGGAGGTGAACAACGATGCACGCAACATTGAGCTTTAACGGCCTGTTGGCAAGATACCCGAAACTGTTCGATGACTTGAAAGTCCCTGACAGTGTATCTAAAGAAACTGTTTGCAATCAATTACTGTTTGATACGCTGGAATTGGAGGTATTATACGCGGACGGCCCCACTATGCGCAGGGCACTGGGCGTCTATTCTGAAACCATGCTTCCGAGCTGGACCCGGTACGCCGAGGCGCTGGGCCTTAAATACGATGCTTTGGCATCCGATGACAGAACCAGAACCACCGACCATACAGGAACCAGCGGCGGCACAATCAACCGCACAAACGGCGTGAAGGGAACAACTACCCGAGCGCCTAACCTGACCACCACCGGCCAGAATACCGGCAGCGACAGCACTACTCGGGACGTCACGGGGTTTGACAGCGGGACATTGCAAACCGCTGAAAAGAGTACAACGGCCCTTGGTACCGGGAACACCATTACCAGCAGCGGCACGGACACGACCACCACCGATCAGACCACCACCGATAACAATACTTCGGAGTTGCACGACGGCTACAAAGACACCGTGACCGAGAAGGGCCGGGCAGGACGGGACCCGCAAGACCTTATTGCCAAAGAGTTGACCCTTGCAATGGAGAACGCCGTTCATAAAATCGTTACGGACATCCGGGCAAATTTTTGTTTGCTGGTATATTAAGGAGATGTGATTTATGAATATTAACCCTATTCACAAAGCGCCCTACACCAATTTCCATGATCTCAATCTTGATTGGATTATGGACGAGCTGAACGAATTCAACACCAAACTGACGAATTTCGTCAGCCTGGCCACGATCAAGTATGCAGACCCGATCCAATGGGACATCACCAGCCAGTACGAGGCAAACACCGTTGTTGTGGACAGCAACGGCAACGCCTATCTTTCCGTGCAGCCGGTGCCGTCCGGTGTTTCTCTGGATCGTACCGAGTTCTGGACCAAAATTGGCAATTTCGATGAACTTTGGGCCGATGTGAAAAAAGCCATTACTCCCAACGATGAGGGGCATAGCCCCACCGCGACAGCGGATAGAGCGGTCAACGATCTTGTCTGGGTAAACGGGGCGCTGGTACGTGTCACAAGAGCAATGATTGCCGGTGATGCCTACGTGCCCGGCTCTAACTGCGTTAGCAGCTCCACAAATGAAGTTCTGCACTACCTTATCAATGCATTTAATGAGGGCTTGAGCGCAGAGAAAACGGCTCGGGAGAATGCCGACACACATCTCCAGACCGCTATCAACGCAGAGAAAACGGCCCGGGAAAACGCCGACACCCAGCTTCAGACGGCTATTAACACGGAGAAAACGGCCCGGGAAAACGCCGACACCCAGCTTCAGACGGCTATCGACGCAGAGAAAACGGCCCGTATTGAGGCAGATAAGAAATTACAAAAACAGATTGATGACAAATCCTATGGTGCATTTGCTAACGTTAAGGACTACGGTGCATTAGGCAACGGCTTAGCGGATGATACGGAGGCAATTAAGCGCGCTATGGCATCCGGTCTTCCACTGCTGTTCCCGGATGGTACATACAATATTACACAGGACGTCACACTGACCGGTTCCTATTTTGCGTACAACGCAATGTTGATTGCGAACACATGCACAGTAACCATCACCGCACCGATTGCCGGTGCTAACTGTCATTTCCGTAAAGCAAACAACGGCACAATCAAGATGACTGATAGCGTTGTACTGGTTGACTGGTTTAATTATGAAGGTAATTTAGGGTCGGCTATCAGCAATTATCTCTCAGGTTATGAAGGTACAGTAAAGTTTGGTCGTCCTGCTACATATGCTGGACTGGGCACTGATACTACTTACGTTGTAAGTAATAATATTTATCTTCAACCGCACACAACATACGATTTGCAGGGGTGTGTTATTAAGCTTACTACTGCCAACAGCAGATTCATTTTTAACGGTAGTAATACCGCCCATGTGGAACGCACTATCTTTCGCAATGGCGTTATTATCGGTGCAACCGATGATGTAGACGCGGCTTTTACTTCGGAGTATTCTGAACGATTCTTCATTGAGGATATGTTTATAATCGGTTGCCGAAAGGTGCTAGAATGTGCGCATACTATCAATATACAGGTGCGCAATATTATACATGATATTGCACTTGAAACCTCCAAGCCTATTACAAGTTATCATTTAGTAGAGAGTTCCACGGGTGCAACTGGTATCTCCGGCAACGCCTCTTTCCGCGCAGAAAACTGCATTTCCAGCCTCGGCAGTGCTACAGGGGATAGGTGGATGTTCCTTGCTGATTCTTCTAACGACATTCGAGATATTTATATCAGCAACTGCGAATGTAGCAACTCCAATGGCATATGGATTAACGCAACCTCGACCCCATCAACGGTTTGGGACATTCTGATTGATGGTTTCATTGCAGACCAGTGCCCGAATACCGGTATTTACTTAACAAATTGTCTTCATGGCGCTGTACATATTCTAAACAGCTATAGTAACGCCCCGGCATACGGCATACGACTGGTAAAATCAACTGCTGTTATCAATACATGCCAGTTCCTCGCGACGGCTACCATGAACGGTATTTACATCGAGGGGGGGTGTAGGGCGGTTTCTATCAGTCATTGCACTTTTATTGATGTAACGCGTCCGATTTACATCGGAGACGGCATAGGAACCTTCGTGGACGATATTACGGTAGTGCGCAATACCCTACATGGAGAAAACGCCCCAGCTGTATTTGTCGGTTCGGAGTGGTGTTTTATTACTAGGCTTAGCGGTTGGAATATTACACCGGCTTATACTGCTGGTATTCAGTTTGGAGCAGGTAACTGCACGTTTGGAATGATCAACGGGTTTGACCCCACAAAGTACTCAAAACTGGGGGCACCTACAAACATTCAGCAAATTTCCACTACAGCTATTTAAACACAACAGCCCCCTCGACAGAGGGGGCTGTTTATTCTATATGTTGCTGTACTCCCCTACCCTACCGAGTGCAGAGGGATTTCTTAATAGATATGTTA